GCAAAGCCACAGTGCGGCTTTGCTTAGCCTGCGGGTCCCAACCCGTAGGAATGTCTATCAGGGGTGTACCCATTTTGTACCGGTTTCTTTTTGTGCGAGGGAGAAGACCTTGAACAACACTATTTATTATATATATAAGAGAAAAAGCGCGATGAATTCTGAGAACTCATCGCGTTTTTTCTCTTATGCGGGTAGTGGGGGTCGAACAACAAAAAATGATTGAGTAACGTCAAAAGCATATCTGCAACGCGCCTAAGCACTTGCTAAAAGGGTAGTGTGGTTGGCTTGTAGTCCATGTATTTTGCTACGTTTGCAAAAAAGAGTGTTACCAAATGTGTTACCAAAATCACCCTTGAGCCTTCCTGAATGCCGCGGTGGTAGCGGCAGCAAGATCTTCCCTCTGACCGTCAAGCTCGTGCCGATACACTCCGGCAGTGTCCATGTTCTTGCTGTGACCGACCAGCATCTTCAGCTGGCTGTCGGTCAATACGCCGGATTCAATGCTGACGAAAGTGTGCCTCATCTCATACAGCGTGACCTGAGGCTCAATGCCATTGTCACGCTGGTACTTCTTCCAGCGCTTGAATAAAGCTCTCTGGTTCGGGATCTGGAACAAAGGGGTGGTATAGTTCAGCGGGATATCGGAAGCCTTCAGCAAGGCTACCTGCGCTTCGTAGGCCTCATGGGCTTCCTCGCCCATGTCAAATGAGCGAATGGCGTTTTCGTTCTTGCCGGTGGTTTCCTCATCCAACCGGTTGATGCTGCGGCGCAGATTGACCGTGTTCCCTTTGACGTCACCATACCAGAGCCCTACAAGTTCACCGGGGCGTACACCTGTAGCGACTGCAAACCGGTAGGCATAGATATACTCGTCAAAGACCAGCTTGCCATAGTAAAGGCGGGTGTCCACATCAAACAGGACTTTCAAAGCGGTCGGCTGTAAAATCTTTTTCTTCCCCATGCGGGCATTCTTCGGGATAGACAGCTCAGGGAACATCGTACTGTACCTGTTCCGGCGGCACCATTTCAAAAAGCTGATCTCCGTTGAGCGGATCGTCATAAGGGTCTTGCGGCTCAAAGGCTTGTCGCTTGACCTACGCTGACGCTCCTTTTTAAGGCATCGCTTTTTGAAAGACATATTGATGGCTTTTTGCAGATCGCCTTCGGTCAGCTCGTCAATGCGGATGTCCCCACAGACAGGCAGAATATAGTAATCTCCGTATTTCTTGCACTGCTCAACATAGGATGTGCCGCAGGTGAGCTTCAGTTCTTCTACCCACTGGGCATAGAGGGCAGCTACCTTCTTCTTGCCGTCCCGGATGCTATCGTCAAGCCAGGCATCGGCCTTTGCGTTGGCTTCCCGCTGGCCGGTGCGGCCAGGCGTGCTGCTGTAAAACCGTTTGCGGGTGCCGTTCTTCTGCACCGCGATACACCAGCGGTTTTCCTTCTCGACCCAAAACGCCGTGTTGACCCGTTTTTTCATAAAATCCACCTCCATACACAAGGGTACACTTTGACAAGCCTGCCCGGAGGTGGTATCATAGTCTGTGCAGAGGTTCGCCAAAATCTACTGTACAGAGCCGTGACGCCTTCGGGCAAGCGGTTCGGAAACCTCCTTCGGTGCTGGTAACACCGGGGGAGGTTTTTTTATTTGTTTGTGCAAATCAAAATTATGCTATACTTTAGCATAATTTTGATGTATAATGAACGTGAACGAATCTTTTCATTCATACACAGAAAGAAAGGTGCTATCATGTCAGAGCGTCAGAATGCCGTCGAACTTTATCTTGACGAAAAAGACTTCAAAATGAAGTTGAACGGTGTTGAAGTCCATCGCGTCAAAGGCTTCTCCATCCAGTGCGATGCGGGCCATCCCCTCGCAGATATGACGCTGAACATTTCGGTGGACAAACTGAAACTCGGTTAATGGAGTTTACTCCACACATCCAGCGCCTTGTCAATGCCGCGTTCGACAGCCGTTTCGCCGTACTCGATAGCCTTCGGAAACAGATCGCAGGCACCCATCATGTAAAGGTCGATATAGCCATCATCACGCAGTTCCGCAAGCGCCTCTCTCACGTCATCCCACGGAATCCCCGGCAATGCAGCCGACACATCTTCTGATGCAAAGTATTTTGCCTGAGACTTCGGCAAGGTTTTGCGGCGCTCCGTGTATGCACGATAAAGTTTCAGCAAGACCTTTTCGGTATCTTTTGTCATCCCGTATTTTCTCCTTCTGCGCCCTCGGTGTTCGCAGCACCGGGGGCTTTTTTGTTTAGTTCACATCAGTTATTCAAAGCCTTTGCGCGCACAGTCGGGCTTGCTGCCTTGAACAGATCATATGCGTTCAAAACATCCGTAATCGCCTGACGCTCTTCGGGGGTGACTGTGTGGTCGATGCTGCCACCATCGCCGCTGTATCGGATAATGATTTCATCAGCGCTCAAAATATTCTTAAACCACTGGATATCTTCATCATCGCCCATAAAAGATGTCAGTTCCCAGTACTGCTTTCCATCATAGCCACGATCCACATCCGTCCAATCAATCGTGTAGGTATATTTATACTCGCCCGCGCGAATCGTAATCGTGTCCAAGTACACATATTTGTTGCCGCTACACAGAACCATGAAAAACATTGACGGATCATTGGTGCTGCCATTTACAAAGAAGGGCAGTATATAGCTTTTGCCTTGATTGCTCAGTCGGTCTTCCGTGGGTGACACATAGCTTCTTGCGTCCTCGACCTTATCGTAACTGATTTTCAGCTTTGCAAGAGCGTCTTTCAGTCCCAGCACCTGCTGGGCTTCTGCCAACACCGCAAAGTTACTGACCTGCGCCTTGCTTGCATCGTCCAATTCGTTATAAGCATTTACAGCAGCCACAATTGCCGGGCGGCGGGCAGTCGTGACGGTTCCGATTTGGTTGATCAGGCTTTCCACCTGCGCTACCGTCGCAGTATTGCATTCTTCAAGAGCGGCTGTGCTCATATATTCTGCTGGGCTGACAGCCATTGCCGGCGCTGCCACAGATACAAGAGTTGCGGCAATGCACAGTGCTGCAGCGGTCTTTTTCATAGTTTTCTTCATACATAACACTCCTTCGCTATATAGACTAGAATGACTCCGATAATCCAAAATCACCCCACCCAGTGCGTCCAGCCTACGGCCTTGCCCTCAATGTGCACCTCTTCCAGCTGGGAGCCAGTATAGATCATAGGCGCATAGGCCGGGTTTGCAGGCATCAGGGTCAGCGTGCCGGGGTTGTAATATACCCGCTTGAGGGTGGCTTCACCATCAATGCGCACCGCTGCGATCTCGCCGTTCTCCACCTCCGGCTGGATGCGGATATACACCACGTCTTTATCGTGAATGCCGGCATCTACCATGCTGTCGCCGTGGCAGGTCAGGGAAAAATCGCACCGGATATTCTCCGGCACGTCCACCATTTTTTCAATGTTCTGCTCTGCCGTGATGGGTTCCCCGCAGGCAATGGCTCCGATCAGCGGGATCTTCTTCATCTTTGGCATCGGCTCAAAGCCCGGGGGGATGGTGGGCTTCTTGGGCGCTAGTACAATCGGGTCAGCAATCTTAATATCTGTACGTCCGTACAGATAATTCATATCCACATTAAACAGGTCAGCGATTGCTTCCATGGTTTCAAACCCCGGCTCCCGCTCCCCACGTTCATACATGTTTACACTACTCTTAGACAAATCCAGCTCATCCGCAAGCCGTTGCTGTGACCAGCCTTTTTCACGGCGCAGCGATTTTAGCCGCTCTGCAAAAGTTGCCATCAGGCCACCTCCCTATATTATTACAATCAAATAATAGCACATATCGTGCACAAGTTCAAGCACAAAAAGTGTACTATTCTTTTGCGCACATTTTGTGCACTCTGCGAATAGATTTATTTTCTGGTTTTGAGTACAATAGGTGCACGGAAAGGAGGTGACCCAATCAGATGGACGGTAAGACCATCGGCCACAAGCTGCGCGCATTGCGCGGCGAAATGGACGCAAAAACCGTTGCTGATGCGCTTGGAATCAGCACTTCGGCGCTTTTTATGTATGAGCGCGGCGAACGCATTCCCCGCGACCAGATCAAAAAGCGCATTGCTCAGTATTTCGGCCAGAGTGTCGAAGAAATTTTTTTCGCAGAATGAGCACATATTGTGCGCAAGTTCATCCAAAGAAGGTGAAAAGCATGAAAATCGAAATCATTGGTGAACCCAAAGAAATTGCCGCCCTTGTATTAGCGGTACAAGAGCGGCAGTCTCAGGTTGTAAATCAGTTAGTACTTAACCCCGTTCACAATACATCCCGGGTGCAGAACAGCACTTCCCAAATCAATGCTCTGGCAAGTGACAGTTCCGAAGATATCCAGTGAGCCATGATTCTGGATGGCATCTGCCTTCAGAATGCCATGAATTGCAGCATGAGCTCCTTCCTCAACCAGCAAATCACCCCTCATGATTCCATGAAGAATAAAATATGCGGGAGCTTTTACTGTAACAGAACCATTCAAAACGCCGGTAACATCCAAATCGCCGTACTTTCCGCTCAAAATGATATCATCCGTCACAACATCAGGGATTTTGTGATTGTAATTTATTTCCATTTCTTTCACCCCCTTTCCTCGCTCAATTATAGCACGGGAAGGGAGCCACCCACAAGGAGGTACATCTTCACCATGAACGACATCATCTTATCCACCCAGAACGGCGAACCGGTGGCATCCAGCCGGGACGTTGCCAAGCGCTTTGGCAAGGAGCACAAAAATGTAATGCAGGCCGTCGCAAATCTCGTGGCTGAAAATTCAGCCGCCAAATCCATGTTTCACCCCGCTACTTTTGAGAACCGCGGCAAGAAGTACCCCATGTACCTGATGAACCGCGACGGCTTTTCCCTGCTGGCCATGGGCTTTACCGGCAAGGAAGCCGTGCAGTGGAAGCTCAAGTACATCAAAGCCTTCAACCAGATGGAAAAGCAGCTGGCCGCGCAGCACAAAGAGCAGCAGGCCGTGCAGGATGCCAACATCCAGAGTGCCATCGACCGGGTGATCGAAGCCCGGAAGAAGCTGGACGAGAACACCGCTTTTCTGGACGAGTGCCGCAAGAACCGCGAGGACAGCAAGGCCAAGTATATGCAGGTCAAGGCCCTGTGCGGCGAGTTCAAGGCCATTTACGGCCAGCATTGCGACACGGTGCGCACCATGGAGAACGTGGTGCGCGGCTCCCAGAGCTTCCTTACCAACGCCATTGACAGCCTGACCATCGTTGCCAAAGGCTACCCGTTCTACGCCGCCCTGATGGACAGCCCGCTGGATGGGCTGCCCGCCGAAAAGAAGGAGGAATAAAATGTTGAACCCATCAACCATTCGCGGCACCTTCCGGCAGATTCCGTACTGGAAGCTGCGGGGCCGGTTCCACAGCTGCGGGTTCCGGGATCAGGAGATTGCAAATGCAATCGGCATCGGAACTGACACAATGAGCAAGCGGATGAACGGGAAGCAGCCTTGGACAAGCACTGAGATCGCAGAAATTTGCAAGACGCTTGATATCCCGCAGGATGAAATCGGGGAGCTGTTCTTCCCTACTGTTGAGGAAGGAAAATCTGTATGAGAATTAAATCCGGCGTATGGTACTGGCTGGCAATGGCCTGCTTTGTGGTAGGCCTGCTGTACGGCATGGGCGTTGAGGGCACTGCCCAGACACTGGGCACCGTCTCGGACGGCGCGTTCATCACGGCCATGGTGCTGATCCTGCTGGCGATCTTCTTTATGCGGCTGGGCTTCTACGCCGCCGATCAGGAGAA